TCACCTACATATCCATGCTTATTGTACCCCTGACCATAGTCAGATTGAAGTTCTTCAGCGTGAAGTGCTGGCTCTTCTGGTCCCTGCCGCGTCTTGATAACACCAAAACGACCATAGCTGTCTAGAGGCACCGCATCGTAAGCAGCATCCTCAGTTGGGAAAAATTTTGCAATTTTTTCAGTTTCACGATCATAAACAGCGTATCCCTCAGTAGGGATCATTCTGTTTACAGTCCGAAGGTGAGCAATACCTCTTCTCTCATCTGGGTGATGAGTTTCATAGGTAGTTTCGCGATCAAGCCTTCTTGCTTTAGATACATTGTTCATAGCATTTTTATAGGCAGGGTCTTTATCAAGAAATTCTTGATGATCATAACCCGGATGGTTAATGCTCGGATCATCTTCTAATGCTTTTACCAAGCTATCGTTTCTTATTTTACCGGCAACCATTTCCCATTCGCCAGCAGTTTTCCCTTCAACCTTTGTGGGGTTGCGAAGAACAATTTCTTTATATCCGGTTGCACCCGGAATGACATCATTCATCGTATATTTTCCATATTCAGGAATTTTATACTCCGGCAAATTGTCAGCTTGCTTATTAAGAGCCAACATTTCACGCGTAAACTTTTCCTCGTTTATGATGCCATCTTTTAAGTAATCTCTTAATGCTTTTTTTTGATCAATAATATTCTGCGCTTCTTCTGGGACGCCATAAACCGTTTCTTCAATGGCTGGTTCATTGCGGCGGAAGAAATCCATAACTTCTTCACGAGTTACGGATGGACGATCAGCAAAATGCTCCGCAAAACCTTCAAGCTCTGGTTTTGGAACGCCTTTCATAGTAGCCAAATACTGCGCTGGCGATGCTTTTGGCTGCAAAGTGGACGCAACCTCAAGGCCCTTACTGTAAAAACCAAGAGGGCTTATCTCACGCACGGGTTCTGGCGCGGGCGGTTTGGGGGCTTTTTGCGGTTTAGGCGTAAATACTGGCGCAGGCTCCGATATGACAGGAGCAGGCTCTTGTGTCATGACAGGCTCTGGTGCTGTCAAAGCTTTTTGAGGTGCTTCAATCTGCGGAACTTCGTCACTGATAACTCGATATGGCGTGTCACCTTCTATGACACGTGGTGCTTCTGGCATCCGTGTCACAGCATTACGCTCGGGCGGCAAGACTTTACCACTGCGAGGAATAGCTGACACGTCACGTGGGGCTTGAGGCTTGATGGCGTCACCCCGCATCATGCTCCATTCTGTCATTCCAGCAGCTTCACGACCCAGTTGGCGGGACAATTCGGTGTCAGCACCCAGCTGGGATGCTCCTTCACGGGTAAATTCGCCCGCGCCACCAACCATGCCAGCAAAAGGTGACATCAAAACCCGGCCAACGTGTTGGACTGGTTTGTAATAATCTTCAGTTGCCTGAGTAAAAGCCGGATAGTCAGCCTTTTCTTTCTCTGTGTAACCCAGAGGACGATCATAGATCGACTTATTCATTGATTCGCCAGCGCCGCGAAGGCCAGCAATCACCGGACTACCGAGCATTTCACCCGTTTTTGCTATGACATCAGATGTTTTGTCATACCACTCGGGTGATTTGGTGTTGGGTACGGTGCCATAAACACCTCCCATGGGATCAAAATATGGCTGATTCTCAGGATCGTTCGGATCAACATAACCCTCGCCAGCATAGCCCTTGCGGGCCATCTTCTTGGCAATATAGAGAGCGTTTTTCGTCCTGCGTGAGCCAGCCATGACGGCCTCTTACTTGTGTTGGATCATGTGGTGGATGATTTCCAAAGCCTTATGAAGCATAGCTTCCTTAGTCGGCTTATGGTCAACCGTACCACCGCTAGCCTTACCTTCCGGCACGCCTTTAGTATTTTGCTGAGAAGCCGCCATACGGTTTACATACTCAATGTCCGGGCCAGAGCGACCTTCAAAGTCCTGTTTGTCGTTTTGAAGCTTCCGCATAGCCTGTTCGGCACGGAAATAGTTGGCAGCAGAGTCGGGATCGCCCCAGTTAAGGGTTGTGCGGCCTTCGCCAGAACGCTGAAGCAGCTGGCCACCAGAACCTTGATACTGAGGGCCGCTAAAAAGCCTACTCAACCAATCGCCTTTGGCAGGTGCAGCAGAAGGAACGCCGGAGCCTGATGGTTCAGCGGAAGGCGTGCGAGAACCAGAAGGTTCACCACCCTGCGTGACACTGGCGGCAAGACGAGGGATGTTTGTCCCCAGTCGTTCACGCGGAGTATCCTCGCCATAAGCAGAATACGGCACTGTTTCCGTTGCAGGTATTACTTCTTCAGGCATACGTGTCTGGACGTAAGGCAAACGCTCACGCGGCGAGTCTTCGCCATAAGCAGAATACGGAGCCTGTGGTTCTTCCGGTCCATCACGGCGTTCACGCAAGCCTTCACCACCCTGATTAACAGCATATAGAGCAGCCGGAACACCCGCCGCAGTAAGTGGCACGTTCCAATTGATTGGCGATGAATTGGAGCCGCCAGCGCGAATTGAATGAGGGCCAATGCGTGGAGAATTTGCAAAAGAGCCGGGGGTATATCCCGGAGGCGGCGGTGTATATCCGGGGGTAGCTGGCTGAAATGCCCCGGTTGGAGCCGGGGCTGGACGCGGTGCTACCGGCTGTTGAATTGGACGCGGAGAAAACCTGCCGCCGCCACCTACGCCACCACCCCGAGGACCCGGAACAGGCGGAGGTAACGCTTGCATGGTATCCCGAGGGAAAGCCCGGATAGTATCCGCAAGAGCAGTCGTCCTATTGCCGGTTTCTTCTAACCGTTTGCGAAAATAAGCGGAGGCTTCCGGCGTCATGTGATTTCTCCGGTCTGCTGACCATTCAATGTCGGCTCGTTGGATTTAAGGCGATCAATCATAGACTGATCAAGTACATTGCCCACAACACCAGCCCCCTGCGGGTTACGAATCAACTCTTCTGCCAGCTTGACAGCCGAAAGACGCTCACGACTTTCGCGGTCACGCTTGCGGTTAATGGCATCTAACAGCGCGTCTTGGGACTTCTGTTGAAGTTCTTGTGAACGCAGCTGCATATCAGCCATCTTCATCGGGTCTTGCTGGTTTTGGTCCATGCCAAGCTTCTGACGCTCAAGCTCAATCTTGGCTTGGGCTTCCATAGCGCGTGTCTGGCTGTCCATCATACGGGCATCAGCAACAGTCTTCTCGTTCTGGGCTTCAGCCATAAGCTTGAGAAGCTCTGGCGGCGGCTTCTGAGCTGCGGCCAACGGCACCATGAACTGCTGCGGGTTAGACCAGCCAAGGGCTTGAAGCGCCGCAGAGTCTACAGCAATCGGATCGTACAAGGTCGGGTTCTGGGCAACCAATTGCTTCAAAGCCAACACTTTCATCAGACGCTGGGTCTGAGAAGCCGTGTTGGGGTCCGCTTGTGGCGTGAAGTAATAGCTGTCGAGAGCCTTCAGGAAGGTTTCTTGATCCCACGGGTACGCACGGCGGCGCTTCTTTTCCCAGAAACTGTCTGGATGCTCGCGGAAGCACTGCATTAGAAGCTCAAACTCTTCAGATTGAGCAGCATGCAAACGCTTATGAACCGAGTTCAGAACCTTTTGGGCCTGTTCAATCATAGCGAGTGTGGTGCCAACCGGAGCGTCTGGCTTACCCTCTGTCACCATGACTTCAGACGTGCCACCCACGCGCATACCCGTGTCAGCCATCTGTGACACAAGGTTCATCAAGGCTCCAGACGGCTCTTTGTATGGCAGTGGCATAATAGCTTGCGTGATTGGCATGCCATTGGTCTTGACCAACGCGCCGCCACCCGGAGGAACGCGGAAAATGTTTGTGTTTTGCCTTGCTCCCGTGTCAGCCATAAGGAATCCGGGGAAGTTATTATACATGCCAGCGTCAAGCAGCTCGCGCCACGCAGCAGTAATGGCATTTGTCGTGTTGCCAAGGATGTGCAGGAGGCCGATGTCATAAAAACCCATGCCCGGCACAAACGTAAACTTGACGAACCGCTTTTTAGAAGTTGGAAGCTCCTGATCGTCCTCGTCATAGTTCCTGACAATGGAAAGAATCTGTCGCGAGGACTGATCAATCGTTACAATGTAAGGAATCTCAAGGCCGGAGACCTTCTTTTTGTACTTATGCTCAAAGCCCGGAATATTAAGGTCGCAATAGACTTCATAAACAAGCCTGTCACGGTCTTCCGGGTTAAGACTGGTGTCGCTGATGCCCTGTTGGCTATCAATCTGGCGCTGATAAGCGTCCTTGTCGATCTGATTGGGTGTTGAAAGGTCAACATCACGGTAAACGCCAAGGATTTGAAGGCGTTTAACCGTGTTTGGATTCATATATGAGCGATGCGTGATGCGTTTAGCGTTGCTAAGGTCTGTCGCAGCGTTATTGACGATCAAATCGTCTGCATCAACCGTTTCTGACACGGGACGATTGCGAAGCGGGCAAAAATAAACTTTTTTGAACGCGGTTCCGCCAAAGCCAAGCATGAACAGCATACGATCCGTGTCAGGATAATACTCTGTAGCTGTCGATGTCAGGTAATGGTTAAGATCGTTCTCTAAAGAATTGGCCAATTCGTCATTCGGCAACGTAGCATTGTTGTTATCGTTGCGAACTTTGACTGGACCGTCTGTTGGAAGCAGCTCTGAACGGGCGTTTGCTTGAAAACGCAGTACCGCTTCAAGCAAAAGTGGGTGCCTGACCTTTGACATGCCTTCGATAGGTGCACCATCTGACGCGCCTTGCAGTCCGGGTATCTCAATTTTAAGGCCAAGAAGCTTTACTCCTTGTGCACGGTCCTCAATCCAGTCTTGGCGGCTGCTTAAATCGTCGCGAATGCCACGAAGAAGTTCTTCAGCCATTGTATTGAGGTGCGATTCCGTAACATCCTCAACAAGATTGCGGAACCAATTGTCATCGTCCTGTTCTTTAGTGCGTTCTTCAATAGGACGGCCGTCCAAAGAGATAGTTAACGAGCCATCCGAGTGTTGAATCTCCAAGACGTTTCCAAATTGATCCAATTCAGCGTTATCGCCGTCCTCGACAATCTCCACCATGGTGTCTTCAACACCCTGCGGCTCTTCATCAGGCGCAGCTGCCCGCAAATTGGGGACCAAACCGGGTGTCATTGGCATGGAAACTATTCCTTCGCGATTTCAAGACGCTCCATCTCAGCGACAAAGCGGCGAATACCCTCTTGGGCGGCAAGCGTATCGTTCTTGGCCATAATTTCATAGACACGAACATAGTCATAGGGTTCTTTACCCCAGACCTCGACCCTAAAGTTGCCGAGAGACTGTGGCGTAGCAGGTTTAATCGCATCAACAATAGCACTGGCCAGCACTTGGGACATCTTTTTCCCCCCAATTAAGCGGCAACCATAACAGAATATAGTTAAATTGGGTAGAGCGGAGGCGCATCCTTGTTGTTTTTCAGGGACAAAGAAGCCTCTGCCTCGGCTCGCCACTCTTCAGGACGCAGGATCAAGCCCGTGTCACGTAGATGCCGCATGGCCATAGACACCGTATCCACCAAATCGTCATGTTTTCCCTTTGGAAACGTCTCAACTTGGTTGATAACCATGTCTGACCACTGCCTGATAGGGGCATAGACCAGCTTTTCAGCAAACAAATGCTGCACAGAGTAGAGACGAGCCAGCTTATCTTGGCTTTTGGGGTCAAACATATGGACCCCAAACTTCTCAAACCCGTACATGCGGCGGATTTCTTGAGCTACCGAATAGCCAGCGGCCTTGTTTTCAATGAGCAAAGTGTCAACTTGAAGGGTTCGGCAGGTTTCCGCAACCTTTTGAACCAAATCATGCAGCTCATATCGGCCTTGCCATGCTCCCATAAGCATAACACGGGGTGCTACTTCAGTGTAGGAACGGGAATAAGTAACCAAATCACCACCTCTATTGGTGGCTTGCGTTGGTGCCATCACATTGACATCACTAGAGAAAACGCCCCAGACAGTCATAGCTGACGGATCGTTCTCTGTTTTGGTGGTATAGGCCGTGTCAAGACAGGCAATAATGGTATCCATGTTGGGATAAATCTGGTTTTCCCAAACTTGCCACCACTCGCGCTTGATAATGCCGCCGCCCTTGGGGCTTGGCCGCTGCTGTAACTGGCCAGCAGAGGCCCATGGCCCAAGTTGCTTTTCAAGAATGGTTACTTCTGTGTCACCAAACCGTTCTGGCCAAAGCAGTTTGCCTTCCCGGTCGTCCAATTCAACCTGCGCTTCCGGCGAAATAGCTAGGCGGTCCCCATCCTCGTTGATTTCAACAAGAGAATTTCCGTTGTCGTCGCAACCTCTTGGGTCATTCCACCCGATCTGGGTAAACGAATGGCGGTTCCACTCATAGCGCATGGGCAAGCAAAGGTGCGTCCACTCGCCCTCGTCTTTGCTCATGATGTGGCCCGTCAGGTCTTCTTCTGACAGCCTCTGTTGAATGACAACGAATGCGCCAGTTTTCGGGTCATTAAGACGGGTGGAGAGAGCCGAGTCCCACCATTCAATGGTGGCTGCAATGGTGGCTTCCGAGAAGGCTTCCTGTGCAGCGTTCGGGTCGTCAACCACGATAATAGAGCCGCCTTCACCCGTGAGTGCAGACCCGACAGAGGTGGAAAGTCGGGAACCGTTTTTGTCATTGTCAAACCTCGTCTTGGTGTTCTGGTCGCCTGTCAAACGAAACCTGTCACCCCAAAGCTTTTGATACCACGGGCTTTCAATCAAACGGCGGCACTTGACGCTGTCACGAAGAGAAAGCTGCTGGGCATATGAAGCATGGAGGAATTGAACGCCCGGGCCAGAAGTGGCGGTGTTCCACGGTTGGCACCACACCCATGCCGGAAAAGCTACGGAAGTCAGGGTAGATTTTGCGCAACGGGGCGGGATGTTGATGATCAATCGCCTGATGTCACCGTCCGCAACTGCTTGAAGATGTTCAGCAACTGCTTCAATTGGCCAACCGTCAGTGAAGGTTGAGGCGTCAATATAACGCCAAGAATTTTTTAGGAACGTATAGAGGTTATCTTCGCAATCGGCCCGATCCAAATCTTCAAGTTGCTTTTCAACGTCGATTTGTCTGCCGTCTAGTTCCAGCATTACCATCTTGGGAACTCCGGTATGTATACAAAATGAGTAGGCTCAATCATATCAAAGTTATCAAACCAACCTTCCCTGCCATCGTAATCCCGTGACACCCAACGGGCCACAACGGCAAAGTCTTGGTAGGCTTGGAGATTATGGCTAGGGACAAACACAAGCAAATCCCTACCGTCTCGCGGCGCAAGGTCTATTGGCATCCACCCCATTTTTAACCCCCTTAGATAAAAAATATATAAGCCTTCTGTTAATTTTATGCTATAGTGAAACATCAACGGGCTTTCGGGGGTTAGCCAAATGATGATTCAACTCAATCCACCATTACCCTTACAGACCCCTAAAGGTCTGGGGTTGGCGCATTTCCTTATCGACTACGGCGTCGAAGCTGATCTTATTTGGGTTGTCTTCCAAGATGAAGACAGCCAAATTTGGTGTTGGCGAAATCAAGAAGTTCGAGCAGAGAAAAATATTACTTTTGGACGAAAAAAATGACCGATATAAAAGACGAACTAAATTCTATTGGCGTTTTGTTGGCCCTACATAACCAAGAAGCTCAAGCGCAAATTGCGTTTGATAGCATTGCTCATATTGAGAAGCTTGAAGAATACATTAAGGTATATCAGGACCAAACTAACATTCTCCTGACCCGCGTCGAGCAATTGGAAAAAGGACTACAAAAAATTGCAGGGAAATTATGATCATGGATAAGTTAGACAAGCCGCTTGAAGAAATGGAATTTAGACAAAGGACAACTAATGCCCTTATCCAAGCTGGATATAAAACCCTGCGCGATGTTGTGGTTGCCAAGCAGTCCGAAATCAAAAAAATACCCGGTCTTGGTAGCAAGTCGTTTGACGAAATCAGAGAAGTGATAATTTTCTATGGTTATCACTTCGATATGCAAATCTTAAAATCAGCCAACCATTATCAATCTTATGAGAAGGCGCTTCAGGAAATTGAAAGACTGGAAAGGCTTCTGAAACAGCGCGACTCCTTCATCATTTACAATAATTTGTGGGAGTCATTTAAATCTTCATTAGAGGAGAAGACAAATGATTAGCAGACGTTTCTTTATCAGCGGCATTGTCACGACAGCCGCATTGGCATCAGCCAGCCAGTACATATTGGTCATGGCAAGTGAGCCGCAGCTATACGCTACCGTCTACGGCGTGGGCTGGGACTTGGAAGTCATCGAACACCACATCTACGAGCCAATGTCTGTGGCTCAGTTTGGCGGAACCCCTGACATCGACAAGTTCCGGGAGGTGACAGCTTTTGTCCATGCCTTCCCTGTCGAACCAATGCCCGAGAACTATAATAACTCCGCCTACCTGAAGCGGTATGGCATGACCTTTGGCATCCCGGGTGAGACAATCTCGACCCATGAATATGGCGAACACGCCATAAAAGAACGGACCAAGCAGATAGCTTATTGGCAAAAAGAGACCGTCAAAGATGACGGCTTCACCCGCATCATGGGCTATCAGGAAATGAACGATTGGCGCAAAGCACAGCGGCCTGACCTTGAGTTTCGTGGCAAGGAATGGATGGAGATCCAAGTCAAAGCTGAAAAGGAAAACAAGGTCTATTGGGGGGATCAGGATGCCTAATGTTGAAATTTGGGACCCTGAACGGGCCAAGAAAGATGATAAAGCCAATGGCGACAAGCTTCGTTACAAGCGGCGTAATACCCCCGTCTACGAAGACATAAGCTTCCAGCTTTGGATTGACGAAGTGCACCTGTACGAAAAGAAGTGGGCTGAGAAATACCCGGATCGCGGTATGCCGCCAATCAACAGCCCAGACTGGAATGATTACGTAAATGGTCGCCCATTGATGGGGTTTGATATTGGGCAAAAGATTGCATTCAAAGCTAAATTCTAGTTTGGACAAAAATTCGGTAACAGAGAAAAAAGTGAAACCTACAATTGCTATCTTTCGTCACGATCCAGAGTGCAGTCAGGAGTGCATTGACGGGATAGTTGCGGCCTTATCCGGGGACTTCCAGATACACGTTTTGGATGAGCATCAATACACACTGGATAATCTGCGGGATATAGACATCGTGGCTTTTCCCGGCGGCATAGGGGATGCCAAGGGTTATTATAATTTCTTTAAGCGCAGAAACAGCAACACCATTGCTGACTTTGTTGCCAATGGTGGCAAGTACCTCGGCATTTGTATGGGGGCCTACTGGGCTGGCGCAGACTACTTTGACCTACTGGATGGGTTAGAGCCTGTTCAATATATCAAACGGGATGGGGCTGACGTGCGCCGCTCGTATGGAACCATCGCAAAAGTTGATTGGGGTAACAAGCCTTACAATATGTTCTTTTATGACGGCTGCACTTTCAAGGGTGATGGCCGGTCTCAGATCATTGCCCGGTACGCAAACGGCGATCCGATGGCAATTATTCAGAAGCGAGTTGGGCTTATGGGCTGTCATCCTGAAAGTTTACAGGGATGGTATGACAAACCGTACTTGAAGAAGCATTACCACAACGGGATACATCACGAGCTTCTTCTATCTTTTACCAAAAGGCTTTTGAGGGCGAAGTAGAAGATGACAAATGAAATGGCTTGGGTCACTGCTTTAATCATTATGGCTATATGGATTGCCATATGGCTTTTGGTTTTTGACCAATGAGTGGCCACCTCATCATCATTACAGGTTTGATTTACGCATATGTTGCGGCAGAGCAATTCTTTGTTCAACGCAACCCCAGTATGGCAATCGTATATGCCGGATACTCCTTTTCAAACATAGGGTTGTATCTTTTGATTAGATGATTGACTTGGGTTCGTCATAAATTTCGTGTTAAGTTATCCACAGCGGCGGCAGGATATTTAATCATGATTTTAACTCCGGCTGACATACAAGCCCTCATCCTAAAGATGGGAAGCATATCAAATACCGCATATTATATGGGCCGTAACGAAAGCACTATTCGGTCTGCTTTGCGGAACAATCGGCCACTAAGGGTTTCTCCCCTTGTTGAGAAAAACCATTCGCTAGAGGAAGAAAACCGAATCCTCAAGCTTTCACTAACAAAAGCTGATGTTCCGTCTAAACCACGAATCATTCCCGGCAAATCCAAAGCGTTTACAATCCTCGCCATTGGCGACAGCCACGACCAGCCAAATATTGACAAAGAACGGTTCAAGTGGATTGGCAAACACGCTGCCCAAATGAAACCTGACCGCATTGTCCATATTGGTGACTTTGCTTCATGGGACAGTATGTCAACGCATGAAGAGCGTGGATCGCTTGGACATGCCCAGCGGCCTTCTTTCAAGACTGATCTGGATAGTTGTGAAGAGGCTATGTCTGCCTTTTACAAAGAAATCAGTTTTTTGGACATCCCGCAGGACATGGTTGCCGGTAACCATGAAGACCGAATCAATCGGTTCGAGAATAAAAACCCCGAGACTGTGGGAACTCTTTGGACCCAGTTTGAAGAAACGGCATCCAGATACCGTTGGCGCGTCCATTCTTACGGTCAATGGTTAATGATTGATGGGGTCGGGTTTATTCATGTGCCGATGAATATCATGGGGCGGCCCTATGGGGGCCAAAACTCGGAAAACCAGATTGCCAACCACGCTACCCACCCAATTGTATTCGGGCATACCCATCGGGCATCCTTCCGCAAAGTCCCCAAGATTGGCATCAACAATTCCATTGAGGTCCTAAATTTGGGTTCCTCCATGCCCGATGGGTATGTAGCCAAATATGCTGGCACGGCCACAACCGGCTGGTCCTACGGTATTTACGAGCTTCAAATTCAGGGCGGGCATATACTGCAATACCGTCATGTCTCTATGAGACAATTAGAGGAGCAGTACGCGTGAGTGGTTTACACCCCAACGAACCAATCATTGATGAGTTGGTGGCGGTATTTCGCACCAAATGGAGCGGTGCATGGTCAGAGTTCCGAATGGCTGAAGAGTTAATCGGTTTAGCCAGAGAATTGGATCGGTTGGAGGCAGAGAACAAAGTTTTACGCGATGACAGGCATTTTGCTTTTTATCGTCAACAAAGGAGTCCGTGATGTCAGATGATGAAGATGATGGCGACGATGATGCCGTATGGGACATCAACGATCTAGACCCGGCTGCTTTTGAAGATTTTGTAGCCCAACGGGCTATCGCTTTTTGCTATCTGGTCCGTGTGTCAGAATTGGCACGGGATCAAACAGCCAAGGAATTGACTTTTACCATGATGCGTAAGGTCAATATGTCCATTCGGACACCATCCACCGCTGACCTCAAAGTGGTAGATAACAAAGGGGGTAACAATGAATAATTGGAACCTAATTCACACAGCGCCTAAAGACGGGTTTGAGATTATTGCGTTTTGGTACGAGTCTCACTGGCCTTGCATGGCTATTGCGCATTGGGACCCAATTCAGTCTGGCTGGTATGACGGAGAATGGGATATCTACCCAACCCATTGGATGCCGTTACCCGAACCACCACCAGATGTAAAAACAGAATTGGGCTTATAACGAATCGTGTTATAATAAAGTTCTGAGGGTTGGTGGTTCTCCCCTCAGGGACTATTGGACATGGGAAAACAAACCGTCGGTACTCTCGTAAGGAGTTCCGGCGGTTTTTTCTTGGCTAGTCAAAAGGGGACCCATAGGCCGTATCCCTAATATAGGGACCCATATGCCTATAGGGGAGGTACAAGTACCTAGGGGAGGTAATAGGGGACCCATAAAAGGTAGGGGGGGGGGTGTTTCACGTGAAACATGTACCGATAAGTTGGGAATTTTGGGAAATTTACAGGGAGGG